GGGGCGTTTTCGTCATACTCAATGTGTCCTGTGCCTGAACCTGTATTTGAATTATAAAGACTATCTGATTTTAATACGCCATTGGCGTAAAAATAAGTTGTATCCGCTACAACATTGCCAGTGAAAGGGTTAGACATTCATGATTCCTGTAGTTCATTATATTTATTGAACTTTCAGGAGAATCATGTCTGAATTAATGCGCCCGTTGCCAACGGTTTCTGTAGATTTAATTTCATCTAAGAATTTGCGTAGCTGTACTTTTGTAGCCTTTGCAAACTCTTTGAGTTTTTCGTCGGGTTTACGTAATGTTTTGCCCACCGATTTTGCAGCATCGAACCCTGTTAAACTGGTGCCTTTGATTCCTAGTGGACCTTGCAAACTGTCTGCAACGTATTTGTACAATTTGCGAGTTTTGGCATTATATGCCCAAAGCTCTTGCGCTCCGATGATATCCACAGGGTTAATACTAACCAGTTTTAGAGTCTTTTCTTCTTTAAGATATTTGAGCTTGCTGACAACTTTTTCCTTGTTCGGTGCCCGCTTTACTCGAGCTTTTTTGGTGGCTTTTTTAACCTGTCTGTATTGATCAATGGCCGTTTGCATTGAATCCAAAAATGCAAGATGTCGTTTGAAATCTGCTGCGCGGTAGTGTTTGTATGCTTCTACGTACTGTTCATCCATTCGATCCATAGCAGCGGTCAAATACAAGCGTTGCATGTCTACATAATTTTCAAATTTACCCAGTTGCCCTTGTGGCACGTTGTTGGCAACAAAATAATCGTAAGTATGTGGGTTAACTGTGTTGCCTTGCACAACTTCATCGTACAAACCTTCAAAGTGAGACAAATGCTCGCTGGTTTTTTCGTTTAAGCGGTCCTGAATAGTTTTTACCGCTGCAGGTGCCGCTATTTTTTGTTCTGCCGCTGGTTCATCTGGTATATCACTATTAAGGGCTTCATAAATTCTGTCTTTGACGTACTGTAACTCTTTTTCCCTAAGCGGCATACCTTGTGTGTGTGCCTTGATCAGGCTGCACACTGTCATAGGAACGGATCTGTCGTTGCTTCTGATAAAGCGACTCACGTCGCTTTTACTGTACTGATCTTTCATCCAATTTACCACATATTTTTTTAAATCTTTTTGAGTGTAAAAATAATTGTAGTAAAAAAATGCTTTACGTAAATGATGGTCAAAATCTTCCTGCGACATAGAAGCGGCACGTTCAGTGTCCCACACTGGCTCGCGCCCTGTATATTTTTCATCCGCAAACAAAGGGTCGCGTTTTTTGGGTGCTGCTTTTTTGGGTGCTTTAATGCTTTGTGCTAGGGCCATTGTCTGCTCCTTGAAATTTGCAAAATATTATTATACTATTCTTTGGGCTTTTCGTCAAGCAGTGTTGCGAACATGAGCCATGATTGCAATTCTTGCAACTCTTGTTGCACTTTAGTTAACTGTTCGTTGTAGCGAACTGAATGCCCGTACTTGCGATATTCTACGCTCAATTGGCTGAGGCATCTTACACTTGATTCAAGATTTTTGTACATGCGCTCCAACTGCCGTTTGTTTGCTAAATTGTGCATGGCCCACAAATTACGTCTAATTTGTTGATCTATTTTGGACCAATCCTCAAGGTTGTTAAACTCGCTCATGTGTAAGCATTATATACATTACCCTAATTTATGTCAATTTGGGCTGTCGCTAAATATAAAATAACAGGATACAATTGTGCCAAGATTATCACTTTGGAAAGACGGAGCTTACACTAACGACTACAAGTACATGGATCGTAACATCAGCGAGATGTTTACTATTGGCGGCACAGGTATACTTGTACACAAATATTTAGGGACCACAGAACAAAATTTAACCAAAACTACAAATGCAGTGCAAGCCGTGGCAGGTACAACATTGTCATTTGCTAACACTAGCGATATAAATTTAGGTATGTTTGTCACTGCCAATGGTATCACCACAGGCACCACGGTCGCAGCAAAAACAGCAAACACAGTCACATTGAGTGCAACAACTACTGTTGCGTTAGCTTCAGGAACCACTGTCAAGTTTTACACAGACGCGGCCAAGCCCAGTTACATTAATCAAAGCGCACAAAATATTCAAGACCTTTTGTTTTTAGAAAACAGAGATAAAAAATATGACACAGATGTTTACAGCATGCGTGGTGTATATCAAGTACAAGATGTTACCTTTGATTTAAGTCAATTTGGCATGTTTTTGCAAACCGGCACACTTTTTATGGTTTTTCACATAAATGACATGGTGGCCACTTTGGGTAGAAAACTCATGCCAGGTGATGTGATTGAATTAATGCATCTTAAAGATTATTATCCGTTGGACGACAGTTTACCAGTAGCATTAAAAAGATATTATGTCATCAGTGATTGTAACAATGCTGCCGAAGGTTATTCAGCCACATGGTGGCCACATCTGTGGCGTGTCAAAATAAATCCGCTAACTGATAGTCAAGAATACAAAGACATACTGAATCAAATAAAGGTTGATACTGATGCGTTTACAGGCAATGCCGGAAACGTGACACTGGGTTCAGTATCGAGCATTATCAACAAATATATTGAAATTAACGATGCAATTATAAGAGAAGCCGAAACTAATGTTCCATTTTCTGGTTACGACATCGATCACATCTATATTAAACCTGCTGATCCTAATTTAGGACCTGGAGATCCAGTGGGTGTTACTGCCGACAATGGATCAGTAACCGCCGATCAAATAGCAGTAGATTCAGATTCTGGAGTGGCCAGCCCTGATGCCACTGTAAAAGGCTATCTCACAGGCGACGGCCGAACACCAAATGGTTTACCAGTGACATCTGGTATAGCTTTTCCAGGTAGTCCTCGCATTGGCGATTATGCCCTAAGAACCGATTACTTGCCCAATAGACTGTTTAGATGGGACGGCCGTCGTTGGGTCAAAATTGAAGACAATGTAAGAACAACACTGACTCATGGAAGCAGCAGTCAAACCTTACGTAGTGGCTTTATAAACAACACAAATACATACACAAATAACACTGGCGAAGTTACTGAGCGGCAGAGTCTAAGTCAGGCACTCAAACCAAAGGCAGATAATTAATGGCACAGCAGTTTTTTTACGACGCACAGATAAGACGATTCTTGATACAGTTTATGAGGATCGTTAGTAACTTTGAAGTTGAGTTTGGCAAGGATCGGGACGGTACGAGAACGTTACAACGAGTGCCTGTATACTACGGAGACCCTAGTAGACAAGCTGCTGCTATTTTAAGACAAAACAGCGAAAACGTAATGAACGCTGTGCCTGCAATGAGTGCATACATCAGTGCTTTTACCTATCAACAGGATCGCATGCAAGAACCTTACTTTGTAAGCAAAATGTCGATGCGGGAACGGCAATACGACCCCGAAACAGGTTTGTATAATAGCCAACAAGGTGACAGTTACACAATAGAACGACTGATGCCAGTGCCATACAATTTAGAAATAAAGTTAGATGTATGGACTAGTAATACCGAACAAAAAATGCAATTGATCGAACAACTGGCTGTATTGTTCAATCCTGCATTTGAGGTTCAAAGCACAGATAATTACATTGACTGGGCCAGTCTTAGTTACGTGCAATTAACTGAAGTTATTTGGAGTTCAAGATCTATCCCAACATCAACTGAGGAACCAATTGATGTTGCCACATTAACTTTTATGATGCCAATTTGGATTAGTGCCCCAGCCAAAGTCAAACGTCTAGGTGTTATTCAAAAATTTATTGGTAGTGTTTATGACGAAACAGGTGCCTTTAGCGCCGACACTATTTTAGCCAATTTAAGCACACGTAGATATGTAACACCACTGGATTACGGAGTGTTTTATTCAGGTAATCAATTACAATTATTAAAACCGCAAGAAATCGTAGACGCCAACGACAATATTGTTATTGTGGCTCCGCCGGCTACCTGGCGCTCAGTGATTGAAATTTACGGAACTCTTGTGACTGGTTCTACAGAAATTCGACTGGCATTGCCGTCTGATTCAGAATTGATTGGAACTATCGCATACCATCCTACCGATCCTTATATTTTATTGTTTGAACCAATTGAAGATACTTTACCTTCTAACACATTGAATCCAGTTAGTGCTATAATCAATCCGCAAAATGTCAAAGTGGATAGTACCTTGCTATCGCCAACTACCAACACTCGGTATTTGATAACAGCTCCAATTGGGAATATTGGCAATTTACAGGGTAGTGTGGTATGGAATGATCTCGTGGCCAACGCCAATGACATAATTGAATTCAATGGAACAATTTGGCAAGTGGTATTTGACAGTGAGAACGAAACTGCTGTTGAATATATAACAAACAATCTCACTGGAAACCAGTATAGATGGACTGGGCAGGAATGGGTCAAGAGTGTAGAAGGTGTTTATCGAGGTGGTGAGTGGAGTCTGATCATATAGGTTGTGGTGCATTAATTTACAGCATTCAAACCAAAAGATATCTTTTTTTATTACGAAATCAAAAACGTCATGCCGGGTCGTGGGGTCTAGTGGGCGGAGGAGTGGAATCTGGAGAAACACCAGCTGAAGCTTTGCTAAGGGAAATTCGTGAAGAAATAAATTTAAATGATTTCTCGCAGCTAATTCCCTTGGAAAAATTTACCAGTGAATCGGGTAACTTTGAATATCACACGTATTTGATTACGGTGGAAAATGAATTTGTTCCTGAACTAAACGATGAACATAGAGGATATGCATGGACCTCGATTGACGATCATCCCAAACCATTGCATCCTGGGGTCTGGCGGACTTTTAATTTCAAGGTTATTTTAGATAAAATTAAAACGTTTGAAACTGCATTAGAGATCGCATTCTAATACTAGATCTCTAAAACTTATTCGTCTTAGATTGACTATTCCATACCAAGCAGCAGGCATATAACCTCTTCCGGTACTATTTACCAAAACAAAATCAATCAATGGATATGCCTTAAACACATGTACCATAGTCAATGACATGAAGCTGTCATTTTGAACACTGTAGCGATCATAGATATTGTTACTGGTGTCGGCTGCATCGTTGCCATCAAATCCAATTAGATACACTGTAGGATGTCCATCAAAACAGGCCAGATATGCTGCAATTGACCCTGAGTTCCAACTAGGATCCTGTGGGATCAGATGAAAAGCGCCGGGATATTGCAAAATTGCGGCACTACTTGAGTATACTACATTATCACGGCAATATTCCGTTTGATTTACTTTTTTGATTGCATCTGATCTTGTTACAACCAGAAAATCTGGTGTAAAATCTTTATATAAATCGTTGCACCCGTAAGTTTGTATTCTCTTTTTAACATGGCTTTTTTGAAATTCTGCTAAATTAAATTGCAATCTACTGGTTCCATTACCAATGATAACAGCTTTTTTACTGAATCCTTGATTATCTAAAGTTCGTGTGATATATTCTTTTTCGTAATTCCATTTACCTTCAATATAGGTTGCCGAAGAATAAATGTCCTCTCCAGGATATGCATTTCTAAATAATCTTTTTATTGTTTTCATTAGAATCTACCAACTGCAACTTCAATGATTTCAACTTGACCATCTTCTAAATTTTGTAAACTTTTACCTACTATGCATCCAGGAACAAACTTTGTAAAATCAAGAGCCATTGCTGTGCCTGGTAAGTGGCTTGTTGTTAAAACAGTACCTTTAGATACCGGACCTAATACTCGACATGGGACTCTTCCGGTTAACGCTACTGGTAAATTACCGCTAGCAGCATTCATTAAGTAGGCTGGATTACTGGATACAATTCCGGCCACTGAACTGTCATATTGTGTTGATGAAATTGTTACTTCATGATTTCCGCCAAAAATCACCACTGTACCGGCTACATATGCAGCATCAGATTTATAATTTTCCGCCAAGTCGGCATACTGAGCTTGCACAGATTGACCATAAAATATATTCCACCAGGTGGTAGTTGAGCCTATATTATAGGTAATATTTGCTGCAGGCATTATATTGCCAGTGACTGTAATGTTACCGGTTACTGAAGGTGTTGTCAAGGTAGGAGTAGTTAACGTTTTATTGGTTAGGGTTTGTGTGGCTGTCCTTTGTACTAATTCAAAGCCACCAGCTGTACTACCATCATGAACTCTGATAGTATCAAGAGTGGTGTCAATTGAAATTTCACCTAATGAACCAGTGAAATCATCGTTTTGAGCTGTTGTTCCCCGTCTAAATTGTACAACTGTTGGCATTTATGTAACTCCTATTTTATACTTATCATTATGAATTTAAATCTGTTGTGCTAAATGAACCAATTGGTTCCATTGAATCATATACTGCGTCTAAATGGACATCAAATGCATCTTTGGTGGCAGAGAAATCACCGTAGTCCCCGGTAGGAAACTGAGCTAGCGTAGAATTGGGAAATCCCAGCACTGCTGAAACTAATGCAGCACCATTTCCACTCCAATAAACTCCGGTTGTTGTGTACACAGTATTAGCGAAAACATTTCCGCCAACACCCACGCCGCCCAAAACTACTAATGCACCTGTGACATTACTTGTACTGGCTGTGGTATTAGATATAACCAAGTTGCTTTGGAATACAGAAGGATTGGCTACAGTACCTCCAGTAAATCCACCTGGTGGTGCCCAGAATGTTTTAGAACCATCGCTGGCAAGAACTTGTCCTGCAGATCCAATGTTGCCATCTACATAGATACCTGCATTATTAATTAATAAGACATTACCAACTGAAACATTAGCATAAGTTTGTACAACAAGATTGGCATCGGCTGCACCACTGCTGTTGGTAAGGATGTGTACAAAACTTTTTGAACTTTCTTGCCAAATAACAGCAGCATTTGAGGTTAGACCGTTGGAACGGTTCATCAAGAAACCAACATCAACATCTGCCTGAGTCGAACCTTGATGCAACACCAATATTGGATCAGTGAAAGTGCCTACATCGGTGTTAATGTTGGTACTAAGTCTTGGTTTTGTAATTGGCATTGCGTATTACCCGATTATGACCTGCCAACTACAACTTCCACTGAGCCTTTTTCGCCTTCGAAGTTGGCCAATGCCTTACCAATCACTGAGCCTAATACTGGGGCGGCACAAGATCTAGCAAATCCATATCCTGCACTGATCAACATGTCGCCTTTGTATACTGGACCAATCACATTGACAGGAACTCGGCCCAACAGTGCCACACTGGCCACTGTGCTGCCTTTGAGACCTCCATTCATCACATGTCCAGGCTGGGATGTGATTACACCAGCAATACGTGTGCTACCTTCCGCCATTGACACTGTCACTTCAGCTTCACCACCAAATTCCACCACTGTGCCGGGATTGTACACAGCGTCGGCCAAATAATTTTCAGCTATATCAGCGCCGCCTGTCACAGTGCTGTTAACAAAAATTTGCTTCCACCAACTGTTCACATTACCTAGATCAAATGTGACGTTGGCACTTGGTTGAACATTTGCTGTCACACTCACATTGCCTGTAGTATTGAAACTCATTCTTGTGGTTGCTGCACCCGAACCTGCGTTTATATTAGCAAATGAATTTGTAGCTACAAAAGAAACATATCCGTTTGATGATTCAAGTGTAGACACTGTTGCGGTAGTTGAAAATCTACGAACTTCAATTTTATCGCCGGTGGCCGGAGCTTGTGTAAATGTTAATGTAGTACCGCTTACACTATAGGCTGTGGTTGGAATCTGTAAAACACCGTTGGTGCTTACAATAACGCTTTGAGTAGTGGCTGCTGCACCAAGAGTAAAGTTCAAAGTAACATCGTCGCCGTCAAAGGTGTCAGATGCTACCACAGTGAAGCTTGTTCCTGTGTTTACCCATCCTGAGCCAGAATAAAATTCTAGTTGTGCATTACTGGTGTTAAATCTAATCATACCAGCTGTATCTGTGCCACCTGAACTTCCCGGTCGTTGTGCTGTAGATCCTACAGGAATTAAAATACTGTCTGTGGTATTAACAATTAGTTTTGCACCATTGACTAAAGTGCTGGTTGTGGCGCTGTTACCAATCACAACTTGATCATATGTGCTGCTTGGTCTAGCCCAGATTAGTGTTTCATCTGTAGCACCTTTAACCACAAAATCATAATTGGCAGTTTTTGTAGTATTAAAAGCAGCACCTAGTCCTACATTTAAATTGGCTGAGATACCTGTACCACCATTAACTACCAAAGCACCTGTGGTAGTGTTGGTGCTTGCTGTGCCACTTGCAGCTACTATGTTACCTGATGCGGTAATCGTGCTCGAACTAGTAATTGTAGTAAATGCACCAGTTGATGCACTTGTACTACCAATTGGTGTTGCTTGTATACTACCTGCATTGATAGCACCACTAATACCAATACCACCTACAACTACCAATGCACCTGTAGTGGTATTAGTGCTTGCTGTGCCACTTGCAGCTACTATGTTACCCGAAGAAGTGATTGTGCTTGAACTAGTAATGGTAGTAAATGCACCAGTTGATGCACTTGTACTACCAATTGGTGTTGCTTGTATACTACCTGCATTGATAGCACCACTAATACCAGCACCACCTACAACTACCAATGCACCGGTGGTAGTATTGGTGCTTGCCGTGCCACTTGCTGCAACTATATTGCCAGTAGATTTTAATACTGCAAATGTACCATTGACAGGAGTGGTATTTCCAATAACCGTGTTATTCACACTACCACCAGTTACAACTGCATTAGGCGAACTAAAATTATCTGCTACAAATGTAGTGGCACGGCCAGATGTAATGTCTCCTGTTGTAATATTGGCAGTTGTTATGTTAATTGTAGCAGCACCAATAGTGGTTGCATTTAATTTTTTATTAAGATTCCAACTGTCATCTGCATTTAGATAAGTGAATGTGGCATTAGCACCAGCAACTGTTAGGCCTGCACCATTGGCCTCTGCTGCAGATGTGGCATTGGCTGCTACTGTGATGTTGAGATCTTCTACGTTAAGAGTTTCTACATTTAGAGTTGTTGTGTTACCTAATACCAACAAATTGCCAGTCACTGTCACGTTGCCGGCCACATTCAAGTTAGCACCTACACCAACACCACCAGTTACCACAACTGCACCGGTTGATGCCGAATCACTCTGAGTGGCATTGGTAAATGTAGTTGCGCCACTTGCGGTCAAAGTTGTGAATGCCGCAGTTGATGGGGTAGTATTACCAATTGGACTGTTATTAACGCTGCCACCAGTTACAACTGCATTAGGCGAACTAAAATTAGTAGCAACAAATGTGGTTGACATTCCGTTTGTGATATTACCCGTAGTAGTGTTTAAGGTAGCGGTTGTAGTTGTACCGGCACCAAGGGTGGTAATGTTTCCAGTAGTAGCATTGAGTTGAGCACTTGTAGTAGTACCTGCACCTAGTGTGGTAATATTTGCAGTGGTAGCATTTAGTTGAGCACTTGTAGTAGTACCTGCACCTAGTGTGGTAATATTTGCAGTGGTGCTATTCAGCACTGCACTAGTTGTAGTACCTGCATCTAGTGTAGTAATATTTGCAGTGGTGCTGTTTAAATTGGTAGCATACCAGCTTTCAACATTACCAGTTGTAATGGTTGCATTTGCTAAATTAGAAATATAACCGCCACTGATCACCGCATTGCCAGTGCTAAAGTTTGTGGCTACCAAAGTAGTTGCTACTGCATTAGTAAAGTTTAATGTTGTGGCTGTGATACTTGATGCTGTAACTGCTGTAACAGCATTTAAATTTCCAATTTTAATATTAGCATAACCACTGTTGTTAATACTTACAATACCAGTACCTGTGTCTGTGGTAGCTATTCCAGTGAATGCCGCATCGGCTTCCGACCATACCCAAGCGGCGTTTACTGCACCAAAACTGCCCAAACTGGCTAAATTTCTGTTGACCAGGATACCAATGGTGTAGTTGGTTAACGAACCAGTATATCCGTTGTTAAAAATTACAAAAGGATCCGAAATGAAAGTGTTTATTGCATTGATATTACTGCTTGTTCCAGTAATAGTAAGATTACCAATGATGCTTAAATTACTGTTAAGGGTTAAATCTGTGGCAAACAAACTACCAACTAAGGTTTGACTTGCAATTTTAGCCGCGGTAATTGTAGCATCGGTAATTTGATTATTTTTAATTCGTGTGACAGCCATTACTGATCCTTCTATAAGGTGTTATCAGTATTTAGCAGAATGGATGGGGTTAAGGTTTTACACTACAAAATAGGTTTTTTGTAGCTTGATATTGGCTGTTCCTGCCACAGTATTTGCCCATAATCTCACAGTAGTGCCAGAAACATTTGCTATGAAAGTGGTTAAAGTACTGCCAGTAACTACTCTGTTGACATTACTTACATTTACGGTAGAGCCCATTTGCACTATAGCAAAATCAGCAAACTCTGCAGAACTGGCAGCTGTAGTTGATGCCAAATATCGTACTGATCTGTAACTGGCTTGATCAAAACTGTCAACTATCACATGCGAAGTGGTTAGAGCAATATTGGCTGGACTCACTTCCTGAGTGTTTTCCGCTGTAACTGTACCGGCTGCAATATACCTTATGCTTACAATATCAGTAACCAGTGGTATTTCTGTAAATGTAATTTGTGTACCAGCTACCGTATATGCTACACCTGGTTGCTGTAGTGTACCGTTGATGCTAACAATGATACCTTCGGCTGTGGTACTGTAATCAAGTGTGTACACTGTGTTTGTACCATCAGGTGTAATGGTTTGATTATTAATTTGACCTAATAAACTTACCCATCCAGATCCTGTGTACACTTCTAATGTGTTGGTAATGTTGTTCCATCTTATAGCGCCGCCATAAACTGGTGTGGGCTGTTGAGCAGTAGTACCAGATGGTAATTGTAATGCAGAAGTTGTTGCTATTGTTACTACTGCATTACCATTTAATAACGGACTTAAAACTAAATTTCCAGTACGGCTGGATACGGTAACATCATTGAAATTAATATTGCCTATGTTAGCAGTGGCAATTGTTGCATTCGCCAATCCACTTATGTAACCACCACTGACAACTGCATTCGCAGTGCTGAAATTTGAGGCTACAGCGGTAGTGATGTTAGCAGCAGTAGAATTTAATGTCGCTGCTGACCAACTCTGTGCGTTACCTGTTGTGACTGTGGCATTGGCTAACCCAGCAATATATCCACCAGTGATTAAAATGTTTCCAGAACTGAAATTGGTAATGGCGCTTGTTGTTACATAAGCATTGGTCAGTGCAGATATATAACCGCCGCTAATAACAGCATTACCTGTGCTAAAATTTGTAGTAGTACCAAAA